TTTATAAACAACAACTCTTGCAGTTAAAATTCTATATTGCGGTCCTCTTGCTCCTTCATCATCTTTGTTATCTCTTCTGTTTCTTTCAAGTGTACTTTTTGAAATAATATTATTTAATAATAAAACCGCATCATCAGTTGTTACTTGTCTCTCAGGATTGACATTGTAATAATAATTAAGATCTTTAATGTATTTACCATCGGTTCCACGATCTAAAGTTATTTTTAATTCTTTAATTACTTTTGGCTTTTCTAATTCAACAACATTTGAAGCTTTAGTTGTCTTTGCTTTTACTGCTGTTTTTGCTTTAATTATCTTAGTCTTTTTAGGCACTTTTCTTCTCATTAATATTTCTAGCTATTTTTAAAAGGTCTCCTTCATCCAATAGTCTTTTTGCTTCCTTCTCAGGATATTTTCCATAAAATCTATTTTTCAAATAGACATTAATTTCGTTTGATAATTTAGTTACTTCTTCACTAATTTTTTTTCTGTTCTCTTGATAATCTTTTAAAATTTTTTGCGCTTTTAATTGATCTATTTTATTTTTTTGATTTAAGCTTGAGATTTGTCTTTCGTATTTATAACCTAGTTCTGATAACCTTTTTTCTGCTTCATCTAAAGAAATTGATAATTCAGCATTTGGAATTTGATTTTGTTTTGAAGTTTGATCGATAATTGTTTTTGGATCTACAGTAGAAATAACTGGAGAAATAAATTCTAATTTAAAATTTTTTAAAATATATTTATCTTCGCCTTCAGCATAAGGATCAGGATTAATTAAATTATTTTTACCTCTAAGATTTTCATAAAGACCAAAATAATAGTAAGTTAAAATTTCATCAAAAAAACCTTTTACCTCTGCACCAACAACACAAAGTTTATTATTGATTTCTAAATCACTAGCATTGTCTTTGTAATAAAATGCAACTTGATTGTGATACATAGATCCTCTTGCATCAATTTTAATTGCTTTTATATTTGGACTAAAAATATCTCTTGGTACGATTACACTTTCCTCTTCGGCTTGAGGATAAATTCTTCCTGGTGCATAACTTTCATCTAAATCAACATGCTGCAAAGTATTAACTTTACCCCAGACTGCAGTAGTTTTTTTTGTGAACAATAAATCAACTGGATCTACTCCTAAAGATTTTCCATATTTAATTGCTGTATCTCTAGATATACTTCTCTCTCCTGAAAGCTGATTGTAAATTGATTGTTTTGTTTGACCAACATTTTCTGCAAATTGTGTAGCTGAAATAGATTTTGTTCTTAGTGCATCATTTAATAATTTATTTTCGCCAATAAAATCTTTTGGAGAATAAGTTTTTGCTTTATTCCATCTTTCAATAAAAAGTTCTTTTAATTCTTTTCTTCTAGCTACATTTTTTTTTAGATGTATTCTGTAAATTGCTTCTTGCATTACATCATCTTTATCTCCAGTAATTTCTCTTACATTTCCATTTTTATAAACCAACATGACATTAGCTTGTTCGCCAAGTAGAAGTGAAGCCATGTATTTACCAACAGCAACATCAGTCATCTCAGTTACTTCTTTGATATAATCTTTTTTAGTAATGGTACCGTTTGCTTCTTTAACAAGATTGTATTTAGAAATTTTTATATGACCTTTTATCCAAGAAGGTTTTTCTAAATTTATATTTTTATTCATAACGAGATATTTAATATCTTATCCTATAAAGTCAACAGTTTGTTTACTGACACTCACAACGTGTGTAAAAAAGTTCTTGCTTATCTATTTCGCTCGTTTATTGGCTATTTTACATGGTAAAAAAGGTCTATTTTAAAGGTGTTAAGTTTTCTGGCTATTCAAACTGGCACAGACAGCAACACAATTTGCTAGGTTTTATCGATATTGACCAGGTTTCGACCTGTAATGCCTGTTTAAAACCGTTATTTTTAGCGGAAACTGTATTCAATAATGGTCAAGGCTGGAATAAGCCTCATAAAGTAACCAAAAAACTAGCTGAAATGGCTGGAATACCAGCATTTATTGTTTGGTACAAATTGGTCGGAGATATGATGATCCATGTTCACGTTAAAAAAATAGCTCCAGATTACAAAGATGGCTACAGCTCAGAACCTCAATTATTAGATCCAGATCATTGGCTTCAGTTCCTAGAGTATCAGCAAGTTAAACATTTTCCAGATTGCACAAAAAAAGAATTATTCAAAAAAAAATTACAAGAAGATCAGAGAGCCAACAGGAGAAAAGCATTTGCGCCAATTTTATATAAGTGATCCTAAAATATTTGATTTGAAAATGTCATCATTTGATTTCAAATTATATTCTTATCTTTGCAAGAATTATGATCTTAAAAGATTAACTCCGTATGTAAGAATGATTGATTGTGCGGACCACATGATAGTTCCGCTGCCTAAGATCAAGGAAGCTCTACAACGCCTGGCGCTGTTAAACATAGATTACAAACCGCTTATCACTCATAATAATTTTACTTACTTTGAGATGCCAAGATACAAAGCTTTCCTGGAGAGCATAAAGTTCACTAAGAATTATTCCAATAAAGGTTTTAATAAAGTTAAACAAAATATTTACACATATCAAAATGGAAACTACTGAAGCTTTATTACAAAAAGAAGTTCTAGCTTTTTCAAACATTGTAAGTTTGCTAAACGAAGCTGCAAGAACTGAAAGATTTTTATCTGGTCCAAAACCGCCAAGAGCTGCTTCAATGTATAATTTATTGGAAACAACTTATATGCAAGGCGACTGGGCTTACTACGAGCGCCAGTTGTTAAAGTTAAGAGCTACTCCAAAACAGATTACCAGGTGGGAGTTTGCGATTGATTGCCTAATCAGTATTGAGCATGACATATCAGAAGATCCTATTCTTGATAGACAAATAATTTGGATGCGTTCACAAAGATTTAAATGGACACAAGTTGCTAAACACTTTGGTTTTACAAGGCATCAGATTAAAAATAGATATGAGAAAGTCCTAAGTAAGTTGTGTAATAAATTTAAAAAAGATAATAAAAAGTATTGCAAACTTAACAGATTGTTGTACTTAATTTGATATTCTTAAAATCTTTTTAAAAAAAATATCTCTCCTATAAATAAAATTAAAATATATTAGTAGATTATCTATCTTTGCATTGTACAATCACGCTTCGATAGCTTTTACTTAAAACCGTTCTGGAACGGATTTGGAAAGTATAATTTTTTTTTCTCTTTTTTTTTTAATCCTAAAACCGTTTATGGCTGCAAGACACAAATACAGACTGCAATGTCAGACAATAAACAAACAGAATAAACTTCCTTGCAAAGCTTCTGGAATACTAATGAAGAATGGTAACATCCGTTGCAGAATGCACGGAGGCTACAGTAATGGACAAACTACAATAGAAGGTAAGATAAAAGCTTATAAAAACTTACCACAATTTAAGAATTTAGATGACGAAGAAATTAGAACTTACATCGCAAATAAGCGATGATATTGAACGAATGCTTATGAATCGTACGCCACTAACTACCATTTGCCAAACCAAAGGTGCGCCAAGCTTATCTAAAGTTTACGACTGGATCCGAACAGATAAAGCATTTGCGGAGAAGATACTGACTGCAAGAAAGATAGCAGCTCAGACTTATCTTGATAAAATGATTGAAGAGCTTGAGACTGCTGACAATAAAAGCATTGCAGTAACAAGAGAGAAATTAATTCACTATCGTTGGATGGCTAGTAAGCTTGTTGCAATCTACGGAGATAAACAACAAGTCGAAGTAGATCAGAAGATTGAGATCACTTGGAATAATCCAGATGATGATATGAAGAATGTTTCAGAGTTGGGTAGCTAAGGCACAAACATAGTCCTCGCACACGTCATGAGGTTCGAATGATTCTAAATTGCAAGTAGATCTATCGAATATAGGATTATTGGTACCGTATCCGTACAGAATTTTAAATTAATGTTATGTTTATTAGCTAGAGCGTTAGGCTGACATGCAAAAGTGATTTACCTGGAGCAGTAAAAACAGTTTTTTTTCTGGTAGCCACACCTCCAAAAAGTGGGTGCGCCTTCTTATACATAAATTACCGATTGATTAAACAGACACAAACAGATGACCAAATATATCAAAGACAAGTTTCGCAATGTAACTGCAATCAGTTTCAAATCGTATGATAACGATCTTATAATAAATTTCTCAGGCTTTGAGGATGAGGAAGATCTCCAGGACTTTTGCGAATTTGTTTTTAACAATATTGGAATGTACTCAAACTTTAATGATAAACCACCAACAGTTCATTAATGAAAATAGAAATTCCGTACACGCCAAGAAAACACCAGGCGTTTATTCATAAAGAATTAGATAAGTATCGATACGCTGTTTTGTGTTGCCACAGGCGTTTCGGTAAGACTGTTATGGTCCTTAACCATTTAATTCGCAGCGCATTACAAAATAAAAACCATAATCCAAGATTAGCTTATATTGCACCAACTTATAAACAGGCAAAGAGCATCGCTTGGGATTACTTGAAATATTATACAAAAAATATTCCTGGTACCAAATGGAATGAAAGTGAATTGCGTTGCGATTTGATTAATGGTTCTAGAATTACTTTATTGTCTAGCGAAAACTTTGACAGTATTCGTGGTATCTATCTTGATATTTGCTCAATCGATGAGGTAGCACAGATCTCTCAAGGTTTAATTGATGAAGTAATCACTCCAGCTCTTAGTGATCGAAAAGGTAAAATGTTTCTAATTGGTACACCAAAAGGAATGAACAATATTTTTTATGACTACTATAATAAAGCTCAAGCGGATGATAACTGGTTTTTATATAAAGCTAAGGCTTCTCAAACAAAGATTGTTGATCAAGAAGAATTAGATGCAGCTCTTGCTGTCATGGGTAGAGCAAAGTATGACCAGGAGTTTGAATGCTCATTTATTGGTAATATTCAAGGTTCTATCTATGGAGATATAGTTCAGCAAATAGATGATAATGGTCAAATTGGATCTGTTCCTTATGATCCAGCATATCCAGTATCAACTGCAATAGATCTCGGTTTTAACGATAGTACATCAATAATATTCTTTCAAAAGGTTAATCATTCTATCCATTTGATAGACTATTACGAA